TACTAGGGCATTAAATTATTCGGTAGATATAGATATGTTATTTAGAATTGGCTTATGAGTTCTTTTTTTGAAAAGCCTTCTGTGGGTTTCGGGTTTTTGCATTTAACCCTGAGACTGGAACTTTCGAACTCAGCTCGTTTGTGGGTTGCTCAATTGAACGAGAAACCTAGGGGCGATTCTCTGAAAGATTTAACTCGGCTGTTTCGTAAATGTACATATTTCAATCTATGTAGTATTATTTTAATGATTAAATTACAATATGTCAAATATTTATGTATTAGATGAAGAGAAGCTTCCTGAGTTGAAAGACAAGTCCGCAGAAAGAGTGGTGCTTCCTCATAAGTTTGAACCCCGTGGTTACCAGATGGGTTTTATGAAGACCTTTAGGGGGGAGATGAAGAAACCAGATGGGATTCGTAAATATGTGTTGGTGTGGCACCGTAGAGCTGGTAAAGATAAAACTGTGGTCAACACCATTATCTCTGAGATGCTCCGCAAAAAGGGAACCTATTATTATATGTTTCCCACCTATGAGCAGGGACACAAGGTAATCTGGACAGGAGCCGACCGTACGGGGATGAAATTTTTAGACCACTTTCCCCACAAACTAATTGCTGAGAAGAACGAAACCCGTATGATGATTAAACTGGTTAATGGGTCAGTATTTCAAGTGGTGGGAGCGGATAAGATTGACCGTGCCATGGGAACCAATCCTATTGGGGTAGTATTTTCAGAATACTCCCTTATGAAGTCCAATGTATATGAATATCTGTCTCCAATTCTGGCAGAGAACAATGGGTTTGCGGTGTTCGTCTATACAGCCCGTGGTAAGAATCACGGCTGGTCAAGGCTTCAGATTGCCAAGGCTAATAACCAAGACTATTACTGGGAGCTGATAACCGTAGACGATACCAACGCAATTTCTGATAAGGTGTTAGAACAAGAAAAGAAAGAACACCCCAAAGACTTTATTGACCAGGAATATTACAATAAATTCATTGATGGAGCGTCTAGTGTGTTTACCCGTATTAAGGAAAACACCCAAGAAATGCACCCGGTTCTTAAAAGGGGTGGTCGCTACCAAATAGGAGTTGACCTTGCCAAGCATCAGGATTACACTGTAATAACCGTAGTGTCGCTGAATACATTTGATGTTTTAAAGCAAATGCGGTTTAATAAGGTAGACTGGAACCAACAGAAAGAGGCTATCATTAAAGAAGCCCGTTACTGGCACAACGCCAAGGTGGTGATGGACTCAACCGGATTAGGGGATGTGGTATATGACGACTTGCTCAACGAAGGGCTTACTGTGGAACCCTACACATTTTCTTATAAGTCCCGCGAACAATTACTCAACAACATTAAACTTTTACTGGAAATGGATAAAATTAAACTCCCAGATGACGGGGGGCTTCGGGAGGAGCTGGAAAGTTTTCAATACGAACTGGTGGGGGACAAGGTTAAAATGCAGGTGCCGGACGGACTTCACGATGACCGTGTAATGTCGCTTGGATTGGCGGTTTGGGGGCTCAACAATATGAGACCGCTCAAATACCGCAAACGAAAGAAAAAGGAGCGTCCAGTACCAGCCCACGCAGTTGGTTTGACAATGAGGGGATATTAAGTGATAATTTAAAATATGAAGACTACTAAGAAAGACTCTAAAATCATTAAGCGGGTTTATGATGATTTCCAACAAGTATGGGATTTACGCCACCAATCTCACAAGTATTTCAATAACCGCACTTTAGAGCAGTATATTAACGATTCTGAACTCAGATTTATTGCCTACGTACCCAGCAAGGCGGAACAGGGCAAGGAGAACTGGCAGGCTAACATCGTGCCTCCGGTAACCCGCCAAAAAATTGAAGCATTATTAGCTGCGGTAGCTCTCGACATTCCCCAGACCCGATTCAAAGCAGTTGATGAACGGAACGAACAAGACCAAAAAAGAGCATCCCTAATGAAGGCACTGGTCAATCACTCTTATAACCAGTCCAATAAGGAGGAGGAGTTGTATTTTGAGGGGCTTGAAACCCTAGTTAAAGGAACCTGTATCGTATATGACGGACACCTCAAGACTTCCGCCAAACGCAAAATAATCAAAGACTTTAATGTAGAAACCGGTGAGATTGAAACCGAGGAAAAGGAGGTTCAAGTGGAAGACCGTTGTATATCTACGATTGTTCCCCTTGAAAATCTATATATAGCTGACTATTTTGTGAGAGATATCCAAGACCAGCCATACCTGGCGTGGGTGGATTACTTAACCGAAGACAAATTTAACGAATATTACGGTCAGTACAAAAAAGCCAAACAGGTAAAATCAGGAGCTTACAAGTTTACCACCCCGGAAGAACAGCAACGCTTCTTCAAAGAGAAGTGGGAGGGCAGAGTCACCAAAGACCAACCCATAGAAGTGGTCAAATACTACAATAAATATAGGGACGAATTTATTATTGTTGCCAACGGGGTGCTACTCCTAAACGTACCACTATTACTGGGTAAACGAAAGAAGTGGTATCCATTCTCCAAAACTATTTATAAGGCGTTTACTTCAGATTTCTTTTATGGACACTCACTGCCAAACGACTTAATGGGAGCACACGATGTTAAAGCATCCCTCTTTAATATGGCACTCGACAAAACCTACAAATCAATGGTGGATACACTCTTAATCGGCAACACCAATAAGGATGATTTTGATTTAGATGATGAAGAAGTTACGGTCGATACCAGGGTCTATGTTCAGGACGTGTCACAGGTTAAAAATATGCCAACCAGCGGACTGACAGATGGTGAGGTAAAGATGATGGATATTATCGGCAAAGATTTAGACCTCTCTTCTATGGATGCCACCCAACAGGGGGTAGCTGGCAGGGGGGTAACCGCCAGAGAGATTGTGATTGCCAACCAAAATGCCCAGAAAATGAAGGGGGTTTTCCATATGTTCCTAACTCATTTGTGGCTGCAAAAACTCAAGTTACGCTCCCTAAATATCATCACTTATTACACCCAACCCAAAGTCAAGCAGATTGCCGAAGGTAAGTTTGAATCTGCCTACCCCAAATATATGGTGCCCAACCAAACCCTATCCAACGCCTCACAAGGCACTCTGGGTGTTCAGGTTATTGGTGTAAACGAGGAAATGCCCACCAAAGATGAGTTGGATGTATCCGAAATCAAGAACCGCAAAAAAGTCGGAGGCAACTACGAGGAAATGGCAATGCCATCAGAATATTTAGATGAGTTTGAATACGACATAGAAATTGTATCAGAATCCATCTACCAGAAAGACGCTGTTCTTACCCAGGCCAAACTGGAAGACAAACTCAGAATGCTCACCACCCTGTTTCCGGAGGTATTTGCTAATAATAAGGATAAACTGGTTAGAGACACCCTATATGCGTATGATGACGACCCAAGTGCCTATAACCTAGTCCCCCCAACTCCAGATATGCCAGCCCCACAAGGTATGCCAACCCAGGAGGGCAAAGGCACCCCAGCCAAACCACTGGAACAAGATAATCAATTAACAAATATCAATGCTCAATAATCGTTTAAATGACCTTGGCACTCAAATTAGAAAAGCCAAAACTGATGTAGCATTACCTAAAATTGCTAATCCACCACAACCACCGGTGGTAGATGGGCAAAGCGTACCATCAGTTGCAAAACCTTCTTTGCCAGTAATGCCCCAAAAAGCAGAACTTCCCAGTATTAAGAAGTTGGGACAGCCAATAAAGCCAGCCATACAGCCAATTAAACAACCATTAACACAACCGCTAACACAACCAACCAGACCCATACAACCAACCAAGCGACCAATGCAAACCCGTCCCATCGCCAACCCAATTACCTCGATGTACCGCCCCTACCGACCAAGGAGAACTATCCCCAGAATGAACATAGACAGCTTATACCGCCCAATCAGGGACAAGATTAACTTCTACAAGGGGAGGGTAAATAAATATTATCCCAAGATATATGTTTAAATTACTACACAAACTAATTATTGGGTATTTTAGCAAAAGAGCCTACCTACTCCCCAAAGAGGACAAGAGTGTGGGGGAAATAAATGGATGGCTCCATGAGTCCAAATGTAAGGGCTGGGAGCAATATTACCGCCTTAGAAAGATATACCTATTGGGTCACCTTGCTACAGCTGTTACAAACAAGGAATATTGGAAAACTTGCGGTAAATTGGAGGAACTGCTAATATTAGAGAACAATATTAATTATATTGTTAAGAAGAAAGTGAAAAGATAAGTTTTTCCTGTCATATACGATGGCGGCTATGGCAGGAAATACCTGTTTTTTCAATTTTTAATGTTCTGACCCGAAGAATTAAAACAAGCGGGAGAAAACATGGAAGAGTTAAAAGCGGAAACCCAAACCGACTCCGAGGCTCCGGAGGAAAAAGAGGAAGCCAAGACCGAGGGGGAGTCTGAAGACAAACCCAAGGAGGAGGAAGATTTCGATTCGCTCCCCGAATGGGCGAAAGAGAAATTTAAAAAAACCGAGGAAGACCGAGACAATTATCGTAGCGGTTTACTCAAATGGAAGAGTGAAGCACGTTCTTTGCAAAAAAACACCACAAAGGAAACCGAAGAAGAAAAAGAAGAAGAATGGGATGAGGTTTCCAAACGCTTCAAAGAGGAAACTCTTACTGAGGCCGAAAAAAGGGCAGAACAAGCTGCCACCAGGGTGTTGGAACAGCAAAGGGAGCGTACCGCTCTTCAAAAGTTTCATGACAACCACCCCGACCTAGCTGATGATGAAAACTGGAAGAGGGTAGTTGCAGAATACAAGCCAACATCTACAGAGAGCACTAAGGCGATTTTATCAGACCTTGAAACTGCCTACGAGAGGGTTCATGGCAAACCCGACACAGAATCCCTTAAAAGGGGACAACAAGAGGGGATTGCCAAAGCCAAGTTAGCCGAAGCCCATTCTGTAACAAAAACCCAAACATCTGGTAAGGTGAAAACCAAATCAACAGAACAGGATATGGAAGACAGGTTGTCAGGAAATCTGCCGCCTGGCTATAAGGTTTAAAAACTAACTCAAAAAAATGGCTATGAAATTTAAGCTAAGAGACGGTGAAACTGTCAGGACTAGGAAGTGTACTGTTTCATCTCAGACTATTGCAGCCGGAGATTTAGTTACTCTTTCTAGCGGACTTATAATTAAAGCAGTAGCAGCCTCAACAACAGTTGGTTGGACACCCAATGGATGTGCAACAACTGATACAGAAATTGATGTTACAGTGGGTAATGACTTTACTCTACTTGGAACAGCTGATGCAGCTTTTGCGGTTACCCAAAAAGGAACCGAGGTTGATATTACCGACACCAATCAATACATTGATGTGGGCGAAAGTTCAACTGATGTTTTAAAGGTAGCTATTGATAAAGACGCAGGAACAGTAGACAGCACAGCAGATGTGGCTGTTAGAATCAATAAACCGCTCTTTTAAAAGTCAAAAGTAATTAATTAATTCTTACACATGAAAGGTGATTATGTATATCAAGCTGTCAAGGGAATTAAAAAATCTTTTGACAACGGGGTGAAGAACAAACTAATGTCCTATAAGGACTCCAGACTCTTCACTTTTGATACCACAGCAGAGTGGAGTGAAATCTTCACATCTACTGAGGGTATGACTGGGGCTAAGGAGCTCTCAGAAGCAGAAACACCTCCAACACTCAAATTGGAAGACGGTTACAGTGTAACCATCTCTAATAAGAGATTTGGTGGTGCAATCGAATTAACTGAAGACGACAGAATGAAAGCCAAAGACAGAACTTGGATGGTAGATAAATTTGTCCAAAGACAAAGGAATCAGTTAATGAGAACCAATGTTCATCTGTTTCTTACCAATGCTTTTTTAATGTATAACGATGCCTTTGACGGCACCTATTATACAGCTCCAGATGGCAATGCTTTGGCACACGACACCCACACATGGGCTTCAGGAAATACTTATGATAATAAGTCAACCGATGCTCTTGATGCTGCTGCCGTTGACACTGCTATGGAATGGGCAGGTGCTTTCACCGACCCAGCAGGAAAACCTATGCCAGTTGACCTCGATACTATCGTGGTTAAAAAGGGTTCTCCTAATTCCGTAACTGCCAAAAAGCTCTTCGCCAAGAACATTAAACCAGTAGCAGTAAATGATATTAACATCTATGAGGGTATGTTTACCATTATAGAGACTCCATATATTACTACTGCTAATAAAGCATACTGGTTCATGCAGGCTTCTTCAGAAGAGAATCCACTATATGTTGGAATATCTAAGATGCCTAGCTTAAACAAACCAATTAGACAGAACAACGAAGCTGTTAGAAGCAACGTTACTGGATATTGGAAGCAGGGTATTGTAAATATGCCTAAATTATACTGCGCAACCGGTGCAGCTTAAACTGGTTTACAGGGAGGGTGTGATTCCCTCCCCCTTAATAGGTAATTTTTAAAAATGGCTCATAAGTACGAATTTGTTTCAACCGGAGCAGGATTTAAAGTAACAAATGACGACACCGAGCAAACTGTGATTAACCAGGATGGTTCAATTACACCAGGGGGTTCAACCACTGTTCCGCCTATTGGAACAGCTGGCTACGCCACCGGTACTATTTATCGAGACACAAACCAGACATCAAATAGTTTGTGGGTAAATATTGGAACTGTTACATCTTGTAATTTCGCTCTATTAGCAGGAAATTCTACAAGTTCTAGCTCATCTAGCTCATCCAGTTCATCAAGCTCATCTTCATCCAGCTCTTCAAGCAGTTCATCCAGTACATAGACTTAGGGGGGTGCAATTCCCCCCACTTATCTTTAATTTAACCCATGCTAACCAAGATAATAACAGCATTAGATGGGGTTACTGAAACCACAACTTCTAGTGCAATACCAATAAAATATGCCAAGAAAGTAACCTTTCTGTTTACCAGAGCAGACCACACATCAGGAAGTTCAACTTTTACCCTAACAGGAAGTGTGGATGGTACAACCTATGTCGACCTCAACAAAATTATAACCAATGTAACCAACACCAACTCTCAAAACAAAGTAAGAGCTTCATCAGTAGCATTGGCCGCAGACGGCTCAGAGATTGCCTCATTAGACCTACAACATGATGCACTTACCCACATTAAAGTAAAAGTTACAGAGGCCACAGATGGAACCCACACCGCCAAGGTGTATGTAGAATACGAAGATTGACAAAACTGATTTAGTGTGGTTACTTAAGTTAAATAACTAAGGCCGCCATGTATGAAGAAAAATAAAGTTGCAATTCTTACCACATTTTATTCTCATGACCAAGGATACTCTCTGTGTCATTGTGTAGAAGACCAGATAAGGATGCTAGTCGATAATGGGTATAAAATAAAACTCATTGTAGATGAAGATTTTAAATCACCAGGAGGTTACTGGTCACACCCCAATGTGACTTACACCTATACTCCCAAAGGGATACCACGTTCAAATGAGGGTGAACTTCCCGATGATTGGAAAAAACACGCTGATAAACTCTACACCAACTTAAAAGCCATCTTAAAAGATGTTGATGTTGTCTTAACCCATGACGTCGTGCTGCAACCAGCCCACCTACTGTGGAATGTAGCCTGCCGTTGGGTTGACAAAGAACTTCCAATTAGATGGCTGCATTGGTCTCACTCCCCAACCGCACCCCAAATCAAGTGCAATATCAAAGAAATATCTAGTCTGATAAAAAACAAATTCCCCAACTCACTATATTGTTATCCAAACTCTTGGGATACCAAGAGGGTGGCGGTAAACTATGACTGCGAGCTGGATGAGGTTAAAACCGTCCACCACCCATCAGATTTTGTTTCTCTTCTCTGTGGAGACGAGGATGACTTCAATGAAAGGGGGCTAGAGGCATGGAAATTGACGAGGGATTTTGTAAATGATTTCAAACTCCTGGATGCAGATGTAATTTCAGTTTATCCCTGCCGACTCGATAGGGGAAAACAACCCGAGTTTCTAATCAAGACTATGGCTAAAATTAAGGAGTCTGGTAGAAGCGTCAGGTGTGTGATAGTGGACTTCCACTCTACTGGCGGAGATAAGGTTACTTATAGGGAGGAACTTAAAACCACAGCTAAAGAGTGGGGGCTTACCGAAAAAGAATGTATCTTCACCTCTGAGTGGAAAGAGGAGACCCGCTATAATATGCCAAGAGCATTTGTAATGAATCTTAAGAAGTTTTCTGATTTTCAGATGCACCCCTCCAATACTGAAACCTACTCTTTGGTAGTCCAGGAAGGAATGGCAACTAAAAACTTCAGCATACTAAACTACCACACCCCCCAGATGAGGGATATATATGGCTCAAAGAACGTTTATTACGAACAATTTGGTGCTACCGTTAATGCTCTTGATGGCTCTGATGGGACAACTTCAATCCAAATATCGAACCCACAAGAGCATTTTGAAATATTAGCCAAAAAGGTACTTTATTTTGTGGAAAACAACCCAATTCTAGCCCAGTGGAGATTTATCAGACAAAAAAGAAACACCAACTACGTATTCAAGCACGAACTCGAATCTCTGCTGTACAAGACAGAACTGGGAGAAAATGTACATGGAACTAAACCTAATTAAAATATATGGAACAAAACAAGGGAGAATATAAAATAATTCCCCCAGAACCCAACACCGTCAAGGGAGATGGCAACCCAATCCCCAAAAACACCGATTACCCAATCAAATTAGCCAGGGATAATCAGAGTGGAGACCCAGACAAAGTGTACGCAATCCAAGAAGAACGCAAGATTAAGATGTGGATACCAGACCCAGACACCCTCAAGGCTGGGCAGGACTGGTGGGGAGACTTCACCAACATAGCCGACATACCACTCGGTATGTACAGGGAAATGAAAATTACAATCAAATGAAGTTCTCCATAATTATGAGTGCGTGGAATAGGGCTAATATTCTCACCTGCACCATTAATTCAATCCTAAACCAAACATTCGGAGACTTTGAGCTCTTAATAATGGATGACGGCTCAAGTGACGACACCCAGAAAGTGTTGAAGAAGTTTGCCGATATGGATAAGAGGATACGCACTTTCAAACACGACAAACCCAAAGAAAGGATTATCAGCAGAACCGAACTAATGAAAGAGGCTAAGGGGGATTGGATATACTGGGTGGACTCAGATGATGAACTGGCTTACGGGGCTTTGGAGATACTAGCCAGCAACATCAAAGAATACTCCCAATATTCAGTGTTTAATTTCGGTCAAATAATCCACTCCCTTAAGGGGACAACTGTTAAGTTCGCCAATGACCTCCCAGACAGAGAGGGAGAGGGAATGTATCACTTTGATTCGGGAATGGTTGGAACGGGGGGCTTCATATTTAAGCGGGAATGCCTCAAGGAAATACCAGAAATGCTCCAAACCGACAATATATATGATTTCTCTGACTGGTTTGGCAAGTTAGTAGATGAGTGGTTCGATAAGAATGACCCAGGCAAACCCCACCAAAAGTACAGCAGAGACGACAAGTGGGTGGGCAATCCATGGGGAGACGACTTTGCAATGATATGGTTATTGACAAGAAAGTATAAAAGCAAGAAATTACCACTAAACCTTTATATAGCGTACATAAGGACAGAACCATGGCTTTATGAACGTTCATTTATATCCGGAACTATGCTTGTATAATTTATAAATATGATGTTAGTAAAATTTTACACATTCGACCCAGGTCATCTTGTAAGCGACAAGGAGTTCGACCGACTCAAGAAGGGATTTGCTAAGGCGGATATGGAACTGGTGCGTAAAGACGATAAACACAAACCAGATATTGTGATGGTTAAAGGTTTTTCGCACTCATGGGAAGAAGTTAAGCACGAGGAGTGTCCCATTGTCCTCTATAATATAGGCACAGAATACAAAAAGGGGATAGACTTGTTTGAAGCCAACCAACCCCTAAGAGATTTGTATTATTATTCACACGCTACAGTAAGTGTATCGGAGTTTTGCAGGGACATTACAGAAAGGGTGTTTGGCGGAGAACACCCAGACAACCACAGGTTTGTGATTATTCCAGCTTGTGAACCAAAATTGCCAGTAAAGTATGCTGAATTTAAAGACAAACTCAAACTGGCTACTACCTGCATACCAAGACCAGTAAAGCGATTAGAGGAGATGAAGAAACTGTGTGAGAAGTTCAAGATAGAATTGGTCACAGCAGAAGGAAATGTAGATGACTTTTCTTATTACCATGACTGCCATGGTTACATTCACCTATCCCGCAAAGAGGGTATGCCCAACACAGTCCTAGAGGCAATGAGTTATGGACTACCCTGTATTGTGACTAACTATGGGGGAGCCAAGGAAGCAGTTGGAGATGCTGGAATTGTAATAAAGAATGACCCAGTAGATATTCCATTTGACTTGGACAACATAGAACCAATAGATGAGTGGTTATTTATTAATAGTATAATAGAATTTAAGAGCAGGCTTCAGGAATTAAGGATGCAAACCCGCAGAAGGGTGTTGAGCGAACTAAACGACAAAATATGTGCAGAAAAATTTAATCATTTATTTAAGATATTATGCGAGCAGCAGAAAAAATTACCAAAAGAGCCAGGGAAATCTACTACGAAGGAACCCAAAGAAACCAAGTAGACACACACTCATTAGTGTTGGCTGTTTTAGAGCATCTTAACAGATTAGAGATGCAGGAAAAGAATAAGAAGAAATAATGAAGATAGCGTTCTTTAGCTCAGACCCAGGAAATCACAGATTTATCGAACCAATAATCCGCAAATTAAGGGGAGATGGAATAGAGTGTCAGTTGTATCTCAACTGGACTATAGATGATTCAGCTGATGTTTACTGGTTTGATTTCGCTGACAACAATCTTATACAAGCAACTGCCCACAACAAAGAAGAACTCAAAGATAAAACAGTTATAGCCCGCCTGCATGCCGTGGAATACTACATGAACTTCCACCAGCAGATAGACTGGGGGTGCGTTGACCACCTGATTTTCGTATCAGAACACATGAAAGAAAAGTGTGGGAAACTACCAGTCAAAACCCATGTTATCCATAACGGCATAGACATCGACACACTAGAGTTCAAGGACAGAGACCCCAAAAGCTGTGTGTTGGGATACGCTGGCAACATTGTTCCCACCAAGGGAATACTGACGATGTTTCACTACTTTAAGGAGCTTTTAAACTATATACCTCACGCCCAGCTACGAATGGTGGGCTTAAATCGCTTCTCTGGACGCGAGGGAGAGTATTACAACTACTACAGGAATCTTCTGGGAACAAGTATTAGAGAAAACCCCGAGGTAGACAATATTAACACTTGGTTGGATGGGATAGACTGTTTGTGGCAGCCATCATTAGCAGAGAGTTTCTCACTTATAGTGGGAGAGGCAATGGCCAAGGGCATCAAACCAATAGTTAATGAGTTTAGCGGTTCGAGGGAGTTGTGGCCTGACTACTCGATATATAATGATTTCTCAAGTTTTAAGCGAATAATTGATGCACCCCATGAATCCAAACGTTACAGAGAGTTTGTAGAACAGTATTCATTAGATAATCAGATGAAGAAAATAAATGAAATCCTTTCAACCCAAAAGTCATAAAGAGTATGTGAAAGCCCAAGAGAACCATCACACCTCAAACCATCACGAATATCCCCTATCACCGTGGCACAAAAATATATTTAAAATATTTAGACCATACCTAAAGTCTCCTATTTTGGATATTGGGTGCAGGAATGGTATTCTCTTAGATGACCTTGAAAGACTAAACTATGTTGCTTATGGTATAGAGCTCACAGATATAGCAGAGTTTGCCAAGTCCAAGGGTCGTAAGGTGGTGCAGGGCGATATTCAGGGGAATACGGGATTTGAAGATGGGTGGTTTAAGTCTGCTATAATGACACACTGTATAGAGCATTTACATAATCCAGACGCGGCCATAGAGGAAATTAAAAGAATTGTAGATGGGTATGTGTTTTTAGCATTTCCAACCCACAGCTTAATTGTGGAAGGAGATGTTCCTAAAGACACCCACTATTCAGCTTGGAGTGACTTGGAAGACATGGAAAACTATCTCAAGAGTCACAAACTTGAAATAGTGCACAGATTGGGACAATATAGCACAGGGGACCAGTCAAGGGGATGGGCTGATAATGAAATAATATTCAAAACATGAAGTATTGGGACAATATAGCACAGGGGAATAGAACATATTACTCTGGAGATTTTGATAATCAAATCCGAATACTGGCAACTAAAATGGTGGAAGACGGGGAAAGCCTGCTTGATGTTGGCTGTGGAGCTGGTATGATGTTGGGGATGCTCAAGAAACTGAATCGCAAAGTCAAATACAAGGGAATAGATTATTCAGAAGAATTTATTAAAAGAAGTAAAGAGAATTTTCCAGATGATGATTTTTCTGTGCAGGGAGCGGAAGACCTCTATATAATACCCGATAATAGTTACGATGTTGTATATATGAGGCACTGTTTGGAGAATATACGCGACTGGCGGTATGCTGTCAATCAGATGTTTAGAATAGCAAAAAAGCGAGTAGTAATCGATTTAAGACGTTCTTTTACCAGAGCCAACAGTAAGATAGTGGAAGACCTTGGAGATACTGTATGTTGGGATATTGACGGAGAGGAGTTTAACCACCTATGTCGCAACCTATCAGTAAATGTTTCATATTTAGAAGCTAATGCGGGAGAGTGGATAGGGGACTCACAGGTATTTGTAGTAATTGGTAAAAAAATGGATGATGGGGTTTTTACGTTGGATGATTTTCATGAAAACAACCATCAGCTAGATTTACTACACAAGATGAAAAAGCGATTCCCCAATCTAAAGGTAACTCTTTTTACTATACCAGCCAAGTGTTCGGTTGAGTGGTTGAAAGACGTAAAAGAGGATTGGATGGAGTATGCTGTTCATGGGTGGTTTCACGACATTACCAACAGAGCCAACGAAGATGCCTCCTTATATCCAGAGGAGTGTCTTACCTGGAGCTGTAAAGATGCGAATAAGTATCTTAAAAAAGCAGAGGATATGGGAGTTTTCATTAAAGGATTTAAAGCACCTGGTTGGGGAATGAACGCCCAAACATATAATATCCTTCAAAAGAGAAATTACTGGTGTATGGATAATAAGGATAGGACACATGAACGTCCAGATTGGTTCATTAACTACTATGAGTCAGGACACTTGTGGGAAGTAAACGGTCATATCCAATTTACAGCTTTTAATGGTTTAGAGGAGCTGGCTAGTGAAAGAAAGTGCAATCTTCACAAAAATACAAACTTCTATTTTGTTAGTGAAGTAGTAAACACTCCAAAAGATAACTTAAGACTAGACAAAATATATGAGCAAATTAGTAAAATGTAGATGTGGCTGTGGTAAGTATAGACCAGCCCTAGACAAAAAAGGAAGACCAAGATTTTATATAATGGGACATCAAAGACGCGGAAAGAAAATGAGTGATAAAGTAAAGAGAATACTGTTGAAATGTCATCTTGGGAAGAAAAGGTCAGTTGGTTATAGAAAGAAGCTTAGTGAGGCTAAGCTTGGGACAGTCTTTACAAAAGAACATAGGGAAAATATCAGCAAGACCAAACTGGGCAAGAAAAACCCACAATGGAAGGGTGGAAAGACAGACCGGATAAAGAGCCTGAGATGCACCGCTAAATACAAAGAGTGGAGGAAAAGTGTTTTTGAAAGAGACAATTATACTTGTGTCTTCTGTGGTAGAAATACTGGGAAAAAAGATAAGTGGGGAAACTTTTTAAATGCTGACCACATAAAGCCAATCTCACAATATCCAAAATTAATTTTTAACATAGATAACGGAAGAACACTTTGTCATGAATGCCACAAGAAGACCCCAACATGGGGAGTAAATGCAAAATACTATAATAAGTTAAATAAACGCCTACAATGCCTCTTTCAAGGCCAGACACATACCCAAGAGTAATTAACTATCTGTGGGAAAAGAATCCCAAGTCAATCCTGGATGTGGGAGTTGGGTTTGGCGGTATGGGAGTTATGTTTCGCCAAGTATCAGATGTACGTTGGGGACGCTATCACGCCCAATGGTGGGAAACTAAAATAGACGGAATAGAGGTCAACACAGAGTACCGCAACCAGATATGGCAGGTTTATAACGAAATATTCATCGGAAATATGGTTGGTATTTTACCTGGACTGCATAAGTATGATATTATATTTTTTGGGGATGTGTTAGAACATTTAGAGAAAGAAGAAGCCAAGAGTATGCTAAATATTGCATTAACAAAGGCCAATATTGCAGTAATAGTCACAACCCCAGCCAGCTTTGCCACCAACGAGGAAGAAGCCGAAAGGTTCGCTAACTCATACGAGGCACACCAATGTTTAATAGAGAGGGAAGATTTACCACCAAATGCCACTGTAGAGCAATATGGCAACCAACAACTCATAATAATAGAAAAATGATTATCGACTTCGTAGTTCCACACCTCAACAACAAAAATACGGAAAAATCTCTCAAGTCTCTGAGGCGAAATACCCTGCCCAAAAATGTGGGGAAAGTAATTTTAGTAGACCAAAATCCAAAATACAAAGATTACGGAGAGCTGGTAGACTATCATATAAGGTCTGACCAGCTGGGGTTTGCGAAGGCTTGCAACACAGGAATAAGGTTTTCTGACAATGACTATGTAATGTGTGTTAATGACGATGTAGAGTTCTTAAACCCTCTATGGGTAGGGGGTATCGAGGAAACATTTAAGCGTTACAATAACGCCCTTGGAGTAAATCCCTCTTCACCTCGCAATCCAGGTTCTCCTGGTGGAGAATGTGTAGAAGAATGGGAGTATAAAGAAGACCTGACTGACGAAGAATATAAAACTATGGTAAAACAATTAGGAAAGGGTACTATAATAGATGGAATATGCACGTGGGGTACAGTATTTGACCGATACAAACTGGAAATGGTGAAAGGAACCCTTGTTGCAAAAGGATGGTTTGACGAGCTTTTCTTTCCAGGAGGAGGAGAAGATTACGACCTAAACAGAAGAGCATACCTTAGTGGGTACAGAATGCTTGGAACTGGTCTCAGCTACTGCTGGCACTGGTGGTATCAAAGCAATAAAGACAACTGCAACTGGAACAACCAATTTAAAGAAAAGTGGAAAACCGAAGATTGTGATGAACCAGATATTTTTGGCAATAAAGGACTTAAAGAAGTACCCGAGAACATAATTAAATAATCTTAAAGCCGCCATCAATTAAGCGATGGCAACTACTGATACATATACATCCAACGATACATGGACTTGTCCCGCAGGAGTAACTTCGGTAGATGTTGAGTGTTGGGCTGGTGGTGGCGGTGGTGGTAATGTACCTG